GTAAACGAAGGGATGTCCCATATACATCTATTGTTAGGTTGTGCTGCATAGTTCCCGTCGTCTAGGGCTATGATGTGAGCGCATTTATGCTCGTGCGGAATCTCTGAGTGGTCCGTATCTAGGATATTAGCTTCAGGGTGAGCAAAGTCAACAGTAAATAAATATTTACCGTGGTGCCATTTCTTGTCTTTTCCTATGTATTTACCAGCTTGTGCCTCTAAAATATCCCAAGAAGTAACAGCAGGATAATAACTGAAACAATTCCAAAGCTGTAGCTCATCAAGTCTACGCTTAGGAACTTCTTTTGGGTTAAAACCTCTTTGAATGAACGCAGATATCGGTAGACGATAGAAGACAGCTCCATTTTCCATAATACAATGAAAAAGGATGGAACGCCCAGTAATAGCCGATAGACCAAATATAATACAGTCTTCAACTTCACCATGATGTTTTTTAAGGTCATAGAGATATTCTCTCCTGATCTGTGCGTACTCTGGTGGTATATTTGCGTTCAGATATGCCATAATAAATCCTCATTTGATACTGCCCCAGTTATCACCTTCTTCATAATCTACTTTGTTTGGAACTTCAAGTGATACTGTTGACTCCATTATATCTTTAATTTTTTTTGCCTCTTCTTGATTTTGAACAGATATATCTAATTCATCATGAACTTGTAAGTGCGGTACGATACCTTCGG